GGAAACTGGTTTACCTAGCCTATAGGAGGCTAGTATTGGGTCTGAGTACAGATAATGAAATCCGCAAGGACTGGGACTTAGGTCCTTACCCAATAGAAGGGCAACCCCCAACTAGAGCATAATAATGAACCAAAACAAATATAAACCAGCTCACAGGGTGGATTGTGAAGCTATGACCGAAGCGAGACCTTCGGATTGTTCTGATTCCTACAGGTTAGCACCCTATAATAGTGCTAAGTCATGCTTGCCTTCATCGGCCGGCGTGCATGGGAGACTATCACCCATACTCGAAGAGCTCGAGGTTGGAATTACTACCGTAACTGGAAAGTGTCCGATGATTGCGGTCCAAAATCTGGAAATTTTGGACTTCATTGTTGACATCACAGTTGTTGACTCTTTGGCGAAAAACCACTGTAAAGTGGCCAAGTACATCGAGTACAATTGTGAGTTGTCCAATGATGGATTATTGCCACTATCAAGACTTGATTGTGTGCTATCTGCTGACAAACTCCCACCTATAAAGGTCGAGCGTCGTGGTAGTGCATATAAGGTTATAGATGGCAGACACCGTTTGGCGCGAGCTTTCATTAGAGGTGAGAGCAAGATTCCAGCTATAGTGCTGAACAGTGGTCATGATGATTACATCGTGGCAGGTGGCGAGAGTAACCCCGGACCAGATGCTCCTGAGGTGAAACCGATGATAAAACAGTCTCGACAACAACGCAGACGTTTATATCAAAACAGGTGCAGGAAGTCCTCTGTACCTGAAAATAAAGCTAGCGATACTATTAACGAAGACCATATTAATACTGTCGCTCCTAATACTAGTGGTGGTGCTGACGTATCTGTACGTGGTGCCGGCGGTAAGAGAAATACTGGTAATAGGAAAAGCAATAAGAAAGGCTACCGTAGAAGTTACAGATCAGATCGAATCGAACTGGATGTTCCGATGGTTCAGGAGAAAGAAGAATTCAACTCTGACTATCTAGCGAAACTATTGACTACTGAATTGCCTAGTAGACAAGAATTAGAACTACGATTTAGGGCTGCAAAGCTCAATATCATCTATGATTGTCCATGTGGTAAGAAGAATTATGGTTTCCCTGGTGCTTGCGGCTGTACTCTGAAGGATCAAGTCTTAGCGTTATATAACAATATGGCTGCTAGAGACATTGGTATTCTTTTGGAGGACAGCAGCAAACCTGTCAGTGATATAGTTCTTGAAAAGGGTTTAGTTGCTTCTGAGATAAAATCAGTTGAGTCTGCTCTGCGAGCCGCGACGGCCCCTGACAATAAGAGGCAGAGAAAGGTAACTGCACAAAAATTGCAGGAACCCGAATCTAGCGACCTTATTGTTAGGAAGCGTAGAGGCTTGTATCGAATATTGAAGACTCCTGGTGTTTTTAATTTCAGAGACAAGTTTAACCATCATCATGAATCAATCGCGAAAACAAAGGACCAGTCCCGATGCAATGGATTAGTGATACCCGATGATAAGGTCATTGATGAGTTGTATTGCTACCTTCGTAGAAACGAGTTTGAAGCTTACCCTGATAGGGCTGCTAAATTGGCTCACATGACCAAATTAGCGGCCAAATGGGATGTAGGTGATTTCAAACTCGGGTCTCAAGGTCGCGATCTAGCCCCTATAGATCTCAATAGATATTTTGTAACCATCCAAAAAGTGACGGATGCAAAAGATACTGAGTTTCTATTACAGGAGGTTAAAGCTTATCATTCAAACTCCCGATTTAAACGAGTACTCGGAAAATTGGGATGCTTTCCCCGGTATTTAAACTAGAAAAACCCCTACCTAGGAACATAAGAGACGCGTCCTCTCTATGTTCCATTTGCACTGAGGGCGCTAAGATTGAACCAATGGCTCCTTGGAAGCTACCTTATATTGTGGAACTTAAAACACAATTTTGTAGCTCAAGGTCATATGAAAAGATCTATAAGATACCACGCATACTTCAAGAAGAACGATATATTATGTCTAATTGTGCACATAATGAATATGTCGGGCTTAGAAATAGGTACTTAAAGAAAATGGACAATAATACGACTTACATAAGTTCAGTAGTAGACCATATACTTGACAAATTAGCTGAACAGTTAAAACCCCACTATAATGGACCAATTAGTTTGGATGAATTTTTACAAGGCAAGAAAGGTAAACTCAGAAAGAGATATCTTGATTGTTTTGATAAAATATTCAAGAAAGGTTTTGACTTGGAAAAGGATGGTGACTGTTCCGCTTTTGTTAAGAATGAGCTTTATTCCGAAATAAAACCACCGAGACTCATTATCAATAGAAACCCAAAATTTGGTATGGTTTATGGTATGTTTACTCATGCTTTAGAAAAAGCTATGATGCAACTACCACAAATATCCAAAGGTAGGGATTTCAAAGGCAGAGGTAAACAATTTGCTGATTTGATACATGGTGCTTGGGCTTTGGAAGGCGATTGTAGTAAATTTGAGGCTAGTCAGCGCATCAGACTTTTGAAACATATTGAATGTGGTTTGATGCGTAGGTTAGAGACTGATGTAAACTACAAACGCTTTCTAAAATTATTTTATAGGAAATTAAAGAAGAATGGTTATACTCAGAATGGGCAGAAGTTTGGATTTCTAGGAATGAGAGGTTCTGGAGATGCAGACACTGGACTATTTAATACTTTAATTATGTGGGTCGCTTGTTATTATTTTGAAATCATCAACGGTTTGCAACCTGGTCATTTTATGTGTGATGGTGATGATAAT